ACGGGTCAGCCAGTGCTTCTTGTTGTGCGATAAGGTCAGTAACAAAATCAACGTCAGCAGACGTTACGTCTTGAGCAGGCTTACCTAGCACTGCGGCTATTGTGTCTATCTCACCACTTAATGCTTCTTCTGTGGTGCCAAGTGCCGTAAGTAAGTCTTCTTCTGTTTGACCTATGGTGTCAAGAAGCTCGTCTTTTGTTACACCTAACTCCGCAGCAAGATCATCTATAGCAGTAGTAGTCGTTTCTTCTAAAGCTGTTATTTCATCTGAAAGTGCAGTATCGCCCGCCTCTATAATCTTAGTCAGGTTATCTTCTGTGATACCTAGATTGCTAGATACAGTTTCTATTGCTTTAGCAAGAGCCTTGTCGCGGTCTAACCCAGCGTTTTCATTAGCTGCTACTTCTTCAAGTATGTTCTTTTCTACATTACCAAGGTCTGTAGCAACATCTGTAGCTAGGTCATCAATTTCGTCTGACAATGCCGATTCTGAATCGGATATAGCGTCTAAAAGGTTATCTTCTGTGATATCTAAATTATCAGATACCGTTTCTATTGCCTCCGCTAGAGCTTGATCGCGGTCTAACCCAGCTTCTTCGTTATTGGCTATTTCTTCTAGTAGGTTTGCTTCTACATTACCAAGGTCTGTAGCAACATCTGCGGCTAGATCGCTAATTTCATCGGATAGTGCCGATTCTGAATCAGCTATAGCATCTAAAAGGTTATCTTCTGTAATACCTAAATTACTGGATACAGTCTCTATTGCTTCAGCTAGAGCTTGATCGCGGTCTAACCCAGCTTCTTCGTTATTAGCTATTTCTTCTAGTAGGTTTGCTTCTACATTGCCAAGGTCTGTAGCAATATCTGTAGCTAAATTACTTATTTCTGTTGATAGTGCAGTATCGCCTGCCTCTATAATTTTAGTTAGGTTATCTTCTGTGATACCTAAATTACTGGATACAGTCTCTATTGCTTCAGCTAGAGCTTGATTGCGGTCTAACCCAGCTTCTTCATTAGCAGCAATTTGTTCTAATAAATTACCTTCTACAGCAGACAGGTTATCTGTAAGTAGGTCTATTCTGTCTGGTATTCTAGGAAACTGATCTGGATTGGCCGCTATTATATCTTCCATGCGGTCTGCACTTATCGTGAACCCCTTCCACGTATAAGTGCCGTTGTCGTTTAAAGTTACACCCTCGTACAGTTGTGATAAATCAGTTGTAGAAGTAACTGGATCGGTTGTAGCTAACTCAGTGCCAGAAGTGTCTGTTACAGTTTCAGCATCGGTTATTTCACTAAGATCAACTTCTTCCGTAGGGGTGGTATCTACAGGATCAGCAGTATCTGTGGTGTCGTCTGTACCTGTTACAAAATCTGTACCTGTAGTATCTGTATCAACTTCAGCATCGGTTATTTCACTGAGATCAACTTCTTCCGTAGGGGTGGTGTCGGTATCGTCCGCAGTTTTTGCAACGTCGTCTGCATCATCCAGTACTAGATCTGTACCTGTAGTATCTGTATCAGCTTCAGCATCGGTTATATCGCTAAGATCAACTTCTTCCGTAGGGGTGGTATCTGTAGTGTCGGTATCGTCTGTAGTGTCGGTATCTGCACCCGTTACTAAATCTGTACCTGTAGTATCTGTGCCAGCTTCAGCGTCATCTATAGCACTCGTATCTACTTCTTCGGTAGGAGTGGTATCTACAACAGGATCAGCGACTACAGGATCGGGATCAGCGACTACAGGATCAGCGACTACAGTGTCGTCGGTATCAGAGGTTTCTTTAGCAAGTTGTAGCAGGTACTCAGCGTTAAAGTCTGCTGCGCTCTGCTTAACAGTAGACTCTGGTAATGTGCCATCACCTAGTATTTCTTCTATTGTTCGTCCTGTTATTAATCCCTCTGGGTAGCCTGCATCTATCAATAGCTCCCGTGCTTCTTCGGGGGTGGTGTACTGCTCGTCAAAATTACCTTGTATGTTTTCAAGGACTTTATCTGCATCTACGCTAGTCTGCTTCACGTACTGTTGTGCTTGTTCTTTAGTTAGAACGAGTCCTTCTGCTGCCGCAGCGTCCATGACTTCTTGTGTATCTACAAACCGACTGTCTACGTACTCAGCTACCTGCGTATCTAACTCGGCATCGGGTTTGTTACCTATAAACTGATCTAAAGCCTTATCAGAAACTTTAAAAGCACCATCTAGGTCAGCTGTAGCACTATCAAATGCAGTTTCTGCTTCAGTTGCAGTAGTGTAACTATCGTCAAAACCTTGGTTCATTATGCTAGTAAACACCCTACCAGCATCACCTTCGCCGCTAGTGAGGCCAAGCGCGGCTAACTGTTCTCTAGCCTCTGCGTCAGCTATAACGCCATTTTTAGCGCCTTCAACTACACTACGTACCACAGAGTTAACTTCTGTTACTACGTCACCAACAACGTCTGCTGCGTTTTTACCTAGATGACCAGTGGCCTTTGTGATTCTCTGTGCGGCTGTGCTTGTATCCCTACCAGCTATGCCAGCCCCCGCTACCGACTTACCTACAAAAAAACCAGTGCCAAGGCTAGTAACAAAATCACCAACAGCATCAAAACGGTCAATAAGCCCTTCATTAAGATTAATAGCGCTACGTACTCCAGAAACAAGCGCTTCCTCAACACCTTCAGTAAAACCCTCTTTAATGACTAACTCTGCGCGGCTGGCTATGCCTTCAAAAAACGTCTCTATTTGTTTACCAAGAAACTTATCATCCCCTCCAAACATTTGGCGCATTCGTTTTTCGCCACCACCAAATTTTTGAGAAGCAAAACTTGCTATCCCTGAAGCCGTGCCGGTCATAACTCCCGCATAAGTTGCAAACTCTTCAGCCTCTGTTATTTGTTCTTCAGATAATGATGCTACTGCCGCTTCGTATGTAAGCTCTTGCCCCAAGGCTTCAGCAACACGCATTTTATCTTCAGCAAACTTGTTTATTTTTAAGTTATAAGACTCGTCATACGCCGCTGCGTATTCAAGACCTACAGCTTCTGCCATGTCACTACCAAACTCTGCAAATACTGCTGCATCTGTAGGATCTATTTGCGCTAATTTATCGTAGGTAACTTTGGCAAAGTCGTCACTAAAAGTTTTAGCGGCTTTACCAACCACTGCTTTACCTACTGCGGTAATTGCTCTTGTTCCTGCTCCTACCACTAAGGGTATAAATTCTTCTGCTCCCTCAGTTAGAATTGCATCCATAGCAAAGGCGTAAGGGTCTTCTACCATATTTCTACCGAACACTTTGCCATACTCTACTGCGGTCTCGTATTCGCTTAGATTGCTATCTCTTGTACGTTCATTAACTTCTGCAAGGCGTTTGTTTGATCGTTCTATACCCTCTTTTAGTTCTGCAGTGGGCGTAGCTAATGCGCCTACCGCTTCAGCTTCCGCTATATACTTATCAATAAACTCTTGCGGTAAGTATTCAATAAATTGAGCAATAGGTATGTGAGCAAGTGCTTCTGAAACATTCTCTCCACCAACGTGCTTAACAAGCCCAAGTGCGCTTTTAGCAAAGTCAGCCAATGACGGAAGTAATTTTCTTGCTGTTTCTTCGGCGTTAGGTAACACATACCCAAAGATATTGGTCATGTACTCGGTAAATTCTTCCGCGTACTCTTCTGGCAAACCGTAATCTTCGGGATTAGTTATTATTCTGGCCGATATGTAACGGTCTAAAACATTAGAAGGATCTTTACCTGCTTCTACTTTTTCGCGTATTACTGCATTTTCGTGCTCTCTACCTACAGTCGTGCTGCTCTTACCTAGTGCATCTATGTAAGCTGTTTGGTCAGTCCCTGCTCTTAACTCTTGCAGCCTCGCTAGGTCGGACTCTTGTACTTGTTGAGTAAAATCTTCACTAGGTTCGTAGCCTAGCTCCTCCATAATTGCAAGATGCGAATAGCCGTTATCACGTAAGTCGTTGTAAATCTCTACAGCTTCGTCAAAGAAAGTAGCTAAATCATCATTTGTAGGTGAAGACACACCTTTGTCTTGAGCTACTTGCTGTGCGAGTAAAAAACAACCTTCTATAACATCGCCACTCTCGCCAATCACATCACTAAGCGCACCACTACCAATGAGTGTCGCTGCAGTTGACAGCATTCCTTCAGCACTGGTGGGATCAACACCCAACCCAGCTACTTTGGTAGTTATTTTTAACCAATCAGGCATGATGTCGCCCAATGTCCTAGCTGGCCCTGACACAAATCCTGCGGTCTCAGAAGGTAAGGGTATTAGTTCTAACGCTCCCGCCGATACACCAGCCGTAGCTGCTGCAGTAAGTATCTGAGATAAGTCCTTACCCTGCAGTGCAGCTATACCGCCTGATACGATGGCTTTAGCAGCGACAGTACCAGCAAGAGTTGTGCCTCCAGCAGCGGCACCAGCACCAGCACCAGCACCAGCGGCAGCACCAGCACCAGCACCAGCACCAGCGGCAGCACCAGCACCAGCACCAGCACCAGCAGAAGCTCCACCAGACAGAAGCGAAGACATAGGCCCAGCTAGAGCACCAGCCGTTACATACCCAAGTGCCGCAAGAGCAATAGCTTTTAAGCCGTTCTCTACACTTTTGTCTTTTACCTCTACAGTTCTAATTTCACCCGTAGAGAACGGGTCATATAGGTATGCAGAGCCATCTTTAGTTTGACGGTAAGGGTCAACGCTATACTTAAAGTATAGCGACTGCAACATCGGGTCGCGTGTGTGCGCTTCTTCAAGAGCTTTTTGGTAGTTCAGCCCTTCCGTTACCATAAGGTACGGCACTTGTTCTGAAAGTATCGGGCGGACTAGAGACTGAAAGGCTTCAATATCTGCCGCAGAACTACTTGTATGTTTTTTGTAGGAGTCTTTAAACCCATTAGCAGCTAGATCAACTTCTACAGGTGATATTTCATAGCCGTAATAACTACTTAACGCGCTAGCTAGTTCTTCTGTAGTGCCTGCATCAGCTATGGTTGCGTATGCTTCTATTACAGATTGTTGATCGGCACTGCCGCGTAGCCCTGATAGGTACTCAGGAGCACCTTCTACAGTAGATAAATACAGCTCTGGAGTTATACCTCCAGAGAACAGCCCTGCAAACGCACCCGATCCTTGCCCACCTTCACCACCAATTATGTCAGCGTAAGCATCAAAGCCAACAGCTCCAAAGGCTTCCTTAAACCCAAGATTGTAGTAGTCGTCAGTCTTGTCTATGTCGCCTTCGTAAGTAACACCTTTAGCTAATAAATCTTTATATTTCTGTACAGCATCACTAAGCAAACCTTCCACCGCTATGGCGGGGTTAGGGGGTGGAGGTATAGGCTCAGGCTTAGGTTTGGGCGTAGGCGTAGGCGTAGGTTCGGGCGAAGGGTATTGCTCTTCTAGGCGCTCAATAGCCGCCAGAATATCTTCTTCTGATGGCTCAAAAGCAAAGTCAGGTGGAACAAATTGTCTCATTACGACACCTCCAGCAAGCTAGCGACTACGTGTAACCTGTTGGCTGTAGCTGCGGTGACCTTAACTATCTCGGACTCTTCAATAACAAGTGGTGCAGTAAGTAGTTCTACTGTGGTATTCGCCCCTACTGCTTTGACGTTAAACACACTAAATACTGCCGAAGCAGAATCGGTGATGGTTACGGTAATTGTGTCGGCATTGCCTGAGTCTTCAGATACTAATATAGATTTAATGATTGCTGTTGTTGCCGTAGGGCACGTATACAGCGTAGTTGCAGTGGTGGCAGTCAAATCCACCTTTGCATTTTTATATTGATTAGCCACTAACCCATAAACCAAGCGGTAGCTTGTGCAGCAGGAGACATTGAAGCGTCCCGTATACCTTTATCAAGCTGGTTAAAGTAGATACGCAGTGCGTTATTCATTTGATTAAACGACTGCACATTGTAGTCATTTGGCGGATCTGGAAGAACCGGAGCTTTGAAGTCTATGTTGTAACTTGTTTTATCTACAGCCATTACCGCCTCCCGTCAGGCCGCATCTCTAGTCTAGGAGAGCCTAACTGCCACTTTACTCCAAGGTCACTAGATTCTATCTTTAATGCTAGTTGTCTGCCACGTACTCGTAGGTCAAGCCTAGAAGTAAATGCCTCAATTGGTGCAGTTGCTGTTCTAGTTATAGAGCCTGTGTTTGTGCCACCCTCAGAAGCAGGTGAGTTACGTCCAGATCCAGAGTTCTGTGCTGCAAACAAAGATAGCGTGGCACTGGGGCTGTCTACAGTAGACCCATCAAACGTCACATCTGGGTACACTTTTTGGATAAACGCAAACTTATGTCCGTCTTCTAAGTCAAATTGTGCTGAAGATATAAAAGAGCTTATACCTGCAGCCGTGCCGGTCTCGTTGTCATCAATACCATCTTCATGGTTAACCACATTATTGTTATATGTAGCCGCCATAGGAAAGTCACGTATACCTGAGTCAATCCACGCAGTCCTAGCTAGATTGCCGTAGTACCAGATATTCTGCTCATAGTTATAGATAACGTAGCGATCTATTGCCGTGGCACTGCTAGAACAGTAATACCACCATACTTCGCTAAATCCTTCGTTTGTACCTGCAAATACTTGGTCGTACTGTTCTGTGTTGAAGTCGTTAAATATATAGCGTTTTAGAGTGCATGGTAGTGTCTGCACGCGGCCATCGTATCGGTAGAATCCGCCTACGCCCATCCAGTACGCCACACCATTTGCATATGCAACAGCTCTAGGGGAGGCAATAGATAAGTTTTCTCCTACCGTTTGAGCACCCCACACTGCAGGAGCACCCACGTACTGCAATGCGTACAACGCCGAATCAGTCCATATAAGTATTTCTTGTCTTGCCTGCGTAGCCGTTATTATCTCTGACCCTTTAGAAAGTCTAAGATCACCAGCTTGATTTGACGCTGATGGTGTCCAGTTAACAACACTCTCTTGATCCGACCAACGTAGTAGTAGGGGGTCTAAGTCGCTACTACCCAAAGGGTTTGTACCAAAACAAAACACAAATCGGTTATCTGAAACGAGCAGCGTATTTACCTTAGTTGGTACATTAGACGCACCACTTTCACTTGACACTAATACTCCACGAGTTGTTAGCGCATCAGTTGCATCCCAGAAGAATAAGTTGCCGCCACGAGGAGCAAATACTAAATCTTCGCCAAAATTAGATTGTGTCCATATCCGAAGTGCGTCAGTAGATGTAACTCCAGTGCTCCATGTACCAAGACCCCAACCAGCGGCACCCCAACCTACAAGTGTTTCTGCTACTGCAGGGCCAGTATTTACTTGATACACAGCGGTCACAGAGCCGCCGCCCGAAGCTGAAGAACTTGCAGCCTCACTAGCTGTTATGGTGTATGTGTTACCTGTTAAGTACGTTATCTGGAACTCACCGTTTAGAGTCAGTCCACCTACAGCAGAAGCACCACTAAACGTAACAAAGTCATTGTTTATATACCCACCGGCAGCGTCCGTGACTGTAACTGTGGTCGATCCACTTACAGTGGTAAAAGGGTCAGTAAGTGCTACAGACGCACGTATAGGAGTAATGTCGTAGTACGTCCCACCCTGTTCTATGTAGAACTTTAAGTTAGTGCCCACACCAAGTAACTTTTGACTACCTAGTGTCACCCAAGAAAACAAAGATCTAGCAACACCTAGAAAAGAGTTAGTAGATATACGATTCCACCCACCTATCTTTTCTGGCATACCTGCTCTAAATCGTACTTTGTCGCAGTCGTACCAGCCGCCCTCACTTGTATAGCGAGTGTTCTCTCTATCTACTCCGGGCTTGAATACCATCTTTTGCAAAGGCATTACTGATACTCTCCTGTGCGAATCATCTCAGTCACCTCTACGGCTCGGTTGCCGACCTGTTGACTCCAGCGGCTGTCCATAAATTCATCGGCTGCAATGTCAAACTGCTCACGGGACATGGCCTCAACCGCTTTGATAAACCCACGCAGTCTTGTCTGGCCCAGATTAAAACTAATGTCAATCATTGCATCCTGACGCGCTTCGTTAAGGGCCGGGAACCAGAAATACGTGTCAGTTAACTCTTGTCGGACACGCTCTATGTCATTGTTCAAAAGGTAATCTATTTCGTCATCAGATAACCCAAGACCGGAGTCAGCTATGTTGCGGCCAACACCAATAGTTTCATAGCCAGCAGAGCACATATAAACTTTAGAGCGAACACCTTCGTGGCGTTTTAGCATTTCGATTAATTCAGTCATTATTTCTCCCTGCTCACACCTCTAGTTTTTTCGTAGCTTCTCATAGCGCCGAGACCAAGCATGCCAGTCATAGTAGTCATCAATAGCGATGGATCTATCTCTGGAACCTCTACCCATATGCCTGCAATCGGCGCAATAAGCACATGATACAGAAGACCCAGACTACAGCACCAACCGATGCTAGGACGCCATCCGGCAACGAAAAGCGACTTATGTGCAGCCTCGACCTTGTTAATCTCCATTTGGCCCTTGGCAAGTTCAGCGGCATGGCGCTCTGCAAGCGTGCTCAACTCAAAGGCGATACGGTTCTTCTCGTCCTTATCTTCAATAACCTTATCGAGTAAGGAGGTAGCTGGCCCTATTAGTGATGCAAGTATGCTCATCTTCGGCTCATCCACGCTTGTACACCCATATGCGCCCCAATTACCCCAGCCATGCTTATGTAGAATAATCCGACCAGATCCGACAACGCGCTGACTCTAGTTTCTGCCACAAACGGAGAGACAAGGAGAACTGTAAGTATGATAACCGATAGAAGGCATGTC